TTATGATATTAGTTGACCTTAATCAAGTTTTAATCTCAAACCTAATGGCACAGGTAAGAGGTAAAGGTGATGTTAAACCTAACAAAGATATGATTCGTCATATGGTATTAAACTCATTAAGAGGTTTCAATATAAAATTCAAAGAAGAATATGGTGATATGGTGTTATGTTCAGACGCCAGCGATCCTTGGCGTAAAGAGTTTTTTCCACTATACAAACATAGTAGAAAAGCTGCTAGACAAGACGGTCCTTTTGATTGGGCTAACATATTCAAAATGATTACAGAAATTAAGAACGAACTAAAAGATAATTTTCCATACAAACTAATGTATGTAGAAAATTCTGAAGCAGATGACTTGATTGCTGTTATCATTAAAATGCAAAAAGAAACCAAGTACCTAGTTGTGTCAGGTGACAAAGACTTTATTCAACTTCACAAGTATGGTAATGTGTATCAATACTCTCCTCTATTAAAAGGTTTTATAGGTGAACAAGAGGATCCTGTAAAATTTTTGAGAGAACAAATTATCAAAGGCGATAGATCAGATGGCGTACCTAATATATTAAGTGATGATGATGTATTTCAAAAAGGTGAAAGACAAAAACCTATTAAGAAAGCAATGCTAGAAGAATGGTCTAATATTGATAATATACCATTAGGATCAGAAACAAAAAAGAATTACAACCGGAACAAGAAACTTATTGACTTGTCCCAAATACCAAAAACGATAGAAACTAACATTATAAATACATATAACAATTATAAAGTAAAAGACAGGTCGCTCCTGTTACCTTATTTTATAGGAAAAAAACTGAAGACATTGATAGATAAGATTAATGACTTTTAAACAATTGAGGATATTATGGCTATAAGAGATAACGCACAATTAAGAAAAGGTATCGGATCCGAAGGATCAGGTGCTCCTACCGTACACGAGATTTTTACGAAAGTAAATAACGCAAAAGACAAGACTCAAAAGATTGCAATTTTAAAAGAATATGATAATCAGGCAATGAGGCAGTTATTAAAAGCTGGTTTTGATCCTAAAATCAAATTTGATTTACCTGATGGCAATCCACCTTACATTGCAAATGAGGCACCTGCTGGTACTGAACACACAAGTTTAGCAGCTGAGGCTAAAAAACTATATCATTTTGTAGTTGGGGGAAACAATACAATAAACAAGTTGAAAAAAGAAACTATGTTTATTCAGATATTAGAAGGTCTACAAGAAGATGACGCTGAGGTTCTAATGTCAATCAAAAATAAAAATCTTAATCAAACATATAAAGGTTTAACTGCTAATTTAGTTAAAGAAACCTTTAATTGGGATGATGATTTTATTCGACTCGACAAGTAAAACCACACATTTATAGGGGTGTTCACGCTTTGTTCTCATAGCACACCCCTAAAACTCAATAAAATCAACACTTATTATCGCTTGACTTTCTTCTATAAGTCTGATACTATAAATATATGAGAAAACAATTATTATATCTATTTTTAGCGTTTGTATATATCTGGTCGTGGAGTATATTTAATGCTTTAAAAGCAGATGAGAGAGTTATAAACACGACAGGTCATATTATCGTAGAGACCGTTAAGGGTACCGATATAGACCAAATGAAAGTTTTAGAAAGTGAACTAGAACATTTAGGTCATAAATTTGCTTTGGAATTTATTCCAATTATTGAGGCATATTTACCTTACATTATGGATAGAATGATGACAGATTTGAGATTGAGTTTAGATAAACAAAAGAAATGTTTATTGCTTAAAGACTCTAAAATCAAAGATAAGGATTGTCAATGATAGAATTTTTTAACAGCATACCGTTAGAATTAAAAGTTATAATTTTATCGTGTATAACAATGGGAATTATACAGCATTACAATGACTATAAAAAGAAAATCAGAAACGGCAAAGATGAAAGTTAAGAAGACTCTAAAAAGAGAACTTGTTAGCAATCGTAAGTACACAACAACATACAAGGATATTAAAAAATATTTTAAGATGTTGAATAAAACTATATTTAAAAATGTACTTATGCCTTTCAATGATATTCAATTAAAAGATTTAAAGTGGCAAAGATGTTATGGTCAAGTTATACTATGGGAATGGAAAGGCAAAGGTACTGTTCAATTTCATTTACAGATGTTACCAAAATACAGAAATAAAAAAGAGTTTGTGGAAACACTAGCACACGAAATGATCCACCTATATCAAATGAATTATAAAGGCGATACAGGTAATCACAATAAACTATTTTATTCATTTAGACCGAAGTTAAATAATATCGGCTTAGATTTATAAACAACTGAAAGATATATTATGGCAAGACAAGTGAAAGAGTTAGACCCCTATATTAAGGCAAGAGTAGGTGAGGCAATAATCAAGTTAAGTGAGTTAGTAAAACAATCTAATTTATCAGGTACAAGTAAACTATACTACACAGGACAATGGGCAAAAGATGTTTACGATAACTTTACAAATAAACAGGCGGCTGTAATCTTCAGCAAAGTAAGAAAGTTAGAATCAAATTTAACCTTTTATCAACAGAAATTAGAATCATTTACCGACCACGATCAAGTAGAGTGGGTAGGCTATGACTATTATGCCAAAAAAATATAATTGGGACAATCTATTAGATAGTTGTTGGAAGTGGACAAAGATCACTTTTGCAGTTAGTATTCTTTGCGTTTCAGCGTATTGGTACGGTACATTTAAACCTAACAAATGGTCAACTGCTACTGTAACTGCTCAACTAGAACAGTTTTACCTAGAAAAAATTAAAGATTTAGATTTAAGAGAACCTGAATTTACTTATAGTGATGATATGCAATTCGTTAGAGCAATGCACAAGTGCATAGACTATATTAATTTCACAACACCTAAAGACAAGAGAGTGCCTTGGGAGATGGTTATAGGTCAGGCTGCGTTAGAGTCTGGTTGGGGTAAGAGTAGATTTGCAACCAAAGGTAATAATCTATTCGGTATTAGAACCTTTACTGAAACAACGCCACACTTACTATTAGTAGGTGTAACTGAATGGCCAGGTTGGGGTGTAAGAAAGTTTAGTAGTAAATGTGATAGCGTAAAAGAATATTTTAGATTATTAAACGAACACCGTGCTTACAAAAAATTTAGAACTAAAAGACAAGTGATGTTAGAAAATAATAAACAACTTGATTCAATTGTATTAATCAAAACTTTAGATAAGTTTTCAACTACTAAAGATTATGACCAAAGAGTTATAAGAATGATTAAAAAGATCAGAAAATTAGAAACTAAATAATCATATGTTTTTAACACTATTAACTTTTATATCAGCGATCAGTATATCTGTAATAGCAGCAGGTTATTCTATTATAGGACTAGCAACCTTGTTTGCTGGTGCAACCACAGCCATTATTGCAATGGGTGGGGCATTAGAAGTAGGTAAGTTAGTTGCAGCCAGTTGGTTGTATAATAATTGGCGCTCAGATGTACCTAGACTTTTAAAATCATATCTGTTTATAGCAATTATAGTATTAGTATTCATAACCTCTATGGGTATCTTTGGTTTCTTATCAAAGGCACACCTAGATCAAGTTAAACCTACATCAAGTAATAATATTAAAATAGAACTAATTGACAATCAAATTCTTTCACAAGAAAAAATTATAGATAGATCACAAAAGACTTTAAATTTATTAGACAAGGCATTAGAAGTTTACATAGACAAAGAATATGTGACCAGAGGTTTAAAAGAGCGTAAGAAACAAAAACCTGAAAGGGACGCATTAACGAATGCTATAAATGAGGCGAGTGATAAGATAACTGAACTATCAGATAAAAGAGGTAGTTTAAAACTAGAACAAGATAAGATAGAGGCAGAGGTAGGACCTATTAAATATATTGCTGAACTTATATATGGTGATGACGCAAAGGACTATTTTGACCACGCTGTTAGAATTGTAATACTGATATTAATATTTGTATTTGATCCTCTTGCAGTATTACTATTAATAGCTGCTAACATATCATTAAGACAATGGAGATTGGCGAGAAATGAAAAACAAAATATCAAAGACGAAGAAGAAAAAGAGAGTAAGAAGCAAAAGGATTGGCAGAAAGAAGCTGTTAATGCAAAAGCTAGGGCGAAAGACTACCGAGATAAGCAAAGAATTTACAAAGATTTTTTTGGAAAACTAGGTAAGAGAACTTTAAACAATAGAGATTATGAAGATTTTTTTGCTAAAATGGGAACTGAAGAATTGAAAAACTTAGGACTTGATCCAGATGAGATAAGACTTAAAATGGATCAGATAATGGAATGGAATGCGAATAGCGATACTGATAGCAAGTAGTTTACTTTTAAACGCTTGTGCTGTAGCACCCTCTTGGTTAGCAACTTCAGGTGGTGCATATTCAGAATACAAAGTATTATCAGCTGCCAAAACAGGATTAGATTTAGGTCTATCAGCAAACGATTTACCTACAACAAATGACTATGCTTTATCGCAGATAACAGGATATGATTGTAGAGTTAAAAGAGGTATAAAAAAAGGTATTGAATATATGTGTAAAAGCGTAGTTGCTACACCTATTATACCAAAAAAGAAACCAAAAGAGCTTGACAAACCCGATAATAAGTGATATAGTATAGTATATGATGACAATTGAAGATATAAAAAGATTAAAAATCAAACAACATAGATTAGACAATCTAGCAAAAGCTTGTGCTGACGCTAAATCAGATGATATGAAATCTATGTGGTATATGAAATTAAAAAAATTAGCAAAAGAATATGATATGATGAGTTACTTTGCGAGGTTAATACACTAGTGAATATATTTTACCTAGATAAAAATCCAAATACTGCTGCTAAGATGATGTGTGATAAACATATTATCAAAATGATATTAGAGTCTGCTCAAATGCTATGTACTGCTAAAAGAGTATTAGACGGCACAATGTATCTAGGCAAGACAAAGAACAATAGAAATATTAAAAGATGGCGATTAGATAATGATAACGAAGAAGCAACTATATACAAGGCAGGTTGGCTAGGTCACCCTAGTACACAATGGGTTCTAAAGTCTGCTTACAATTACAGCTGGCTATATAACCATATGATTGCTCTGAATGAAGAATACAAATTAAGATGGCAAAAAACTAAAAATCATATCTCAATAGACAAGTTGGGTGTGTTACTAAAAGACCCACCTAAAAATGCACCTATCAATGTGATAGGCACAGACGCTACACCAGCAATGCCAGATCATTGTAAGATACCTAATGATGTAGTTGGGTCATATAGAAAATACTATATACTAGAGAAGATAAGATTTGCCAAGTGGGAAAAACCTAACGCAATAATGCCCGAGTGGTTTAAGGAAGGAATAAATGTTTGATTACATAGTAGGTGGTGGTATAGTAACAAAATCAAACTTTTTTACACCAGAAAAATTTGAAAGTATTAAACAAGATATTAAAACTTTTGATTGGGAAGAAAGACATCAACCATTAAAGATGGCATATGGTAATAGATTTCAAGGTATGCCTTGTTATCAAGTCATATACGATAAAGAGAATGATTATATTATAGATAAAATAGAAGAAATAATAAAACATCCTATTAAAGATTTTTCTATGATTGCAAGAAAAATTTTAATAAGTGAAATAAAGGCATCCCCACAAGATTTTAGTAAATATGGTTTTGTACATAGAGATTTAGAAAGAGAATTTGTTTCAGAATCTTTATTAGCAGGTATGATGTACTTTGACCAATCTTATGACGGTGGTACAGCATTTTTTCATAATCAATTGGAAAAAGCACCAGACATATATGTAAGTAGTTTTCCAAATAGATTAGTTTTATATAACGGTGGTAGATATCACGCTAATTGTTTTGATTACACAATGGAAGAAAGAATAACATTTTCTTTTTTCTTTAAACTAAAATAGAAAGATATATAATGGACTTTTTAGAAAAAACAATCAAAGAACAAGAACTGTTAAATATGAGTTATAAACAATCAAAACAAAATAAAGCAGATAGACATTTAGAATCATTTAGTGATGATTTAAGAAATAGTATTAACAAAGCAATAAAGGCAAAACCAATGATAAGACAATATACATATGAAGAAGAAGAAATATTAAGAAAAGGATTGAGTGATGGCGAAACCAAAGAAGACTAAAGAACCTAGAGGTAAAATTTACGAAAGAAATCCTATGACAGGAGTTATTCGTTGGAGATACACAGATGAGTCACCTGATAAATTCGGTTGGCCTAATTACGGAAGAATATTAAAGGAGAAAATAAAATGATAAAAGAAGCACTAATTAAAAAACTAGAAGGTGATGTAGCAGTTGCAGAAACAGATTTAAAAGTCTTTTTAGGTAGTCCTATTGGCGTTGCTGAACATATAGACTATGTTGCTACAGCAGAAAAGAAAACAACATTATTAGCAGAAGCAAAAGATAAATTAGAAACACTTAAAAATCTTTAATGCCTATCTACACTTTTTATAATAAAAGAACTAAAAAAGAATATGACGATATGATGTCAATATCTGAAATGGAATCTTATTTGTCAAAGAATAAACATATTTCACAAGTATTGCAACCTATAAATATTGTTTCAGGAGTTGCAGGACTAACGCATAAGAATGACCAAGGTTGGAAAGAAAATATGCAAAGGATTGCTGAGGCACACCCTACAAGTCCTCTTGGCGAAAGATACGGCAAGAAATCAATCAAACAAATTAAAACTCAACAAGCATTAACAAAGAACAAACAGCGAATAGCAAGTAGAAGGAAAAAGTAATATGAATAAAGACATACCTGATTATATGCGAGAGTTTGATACTTCAGATGATTGGGGTATGACACCTGTATCATCTACACCAACAAACACACCTAGTGTTGATCCTAAACTAGTAGAAAATTCTAATTTAGAAATATCAAAAGTAAAAGGTGATGTATCAGATATTAAGTCAATGATGAATGAGATTATGCAGATAGTGGCAGAGAAAGATACTATTACAAAAGAAGTATCAGACGAAGAAACAATAAAAAGATTTAAGGACATTGAGAAAATTGTATTACCTTTTTTATATAACTTAGGTAAAACAGACGAACCTTATATACATTGGCCAAATAGAGGACCGATTATTAAGGCACAAATAGAGAAAATACTAAAACTTACAAGGGGATAATATGACAGCGAAAGCTAAACATAAAGAACTAAAAAGAGCCGTGTTAGATATTGAGAACAAAAGAGAAAAAGATAGAACTAACAGCACTTGGTACGATTTAAGAACTCTAAAGAAACTTAAACTAAAAGCAAAGGAAAAGATAAATGCAACTAAGCAACAATTTTTCGCTTAAAGAAATGACTGCCTCTCAAACGGCAGACAGACACGGAATTACTAATAATCCAAGCGAAGATCATATGGATAATATGAAAAAATTATGTGAATCCATACTACAACCAATTAGAGAACACTATGGCAAAGTTGTATCAGTATCCAGTGGGTACAGATCACCAGAGTTATGTGTTAAGATAGGATCAAGTTTAAAATCTCAGCACGCCAAGGGCCAAGCTGCGGACTTTGAAATATTTGGGATCCCAAATGCTGACTTGGCAAAATATATTATAGATAAATTAGATTTTGACCAGTTGATATTGGAATACCATAACACGGAAGAACCTAACAGCGGTTGGATTCATTGTTCATACAAGAATCCTGAAGACAATAGAAAACAAGTTTTAAGAGCATACAGAAATGGTGATGGTAAGACTATTTACGAACCATACGACCCTAGCTGAGCTGTTGAAACTCTTAACAATGAACAAAAGAGAGAACGAGATAAACTTGTGTCGCATTATATGTTACACAGATCAATCTAGTGCTTGACTTTTTGATAATATAATGTTATAATGTAATTATGAATAAATTTAAATTTGAAAATATAGATAAGACACTCTTACCTAAAACTAAAGGTAAGAGTATAGACGGACATAGATTTTATGCAATAGATGATAAGAATTATCCATCTGTAACTACTGTTCTAAACATAAGAAAAAAAGAAGGATTACTTCAATGGCGTAAGAATGTTGGAGAAGGTGCTGCTAATTGGGAAATGGGTCGTGCTGCTCGTAGAGGTACAGCAACACACACACTCATTGAACAATACATTAAAGGTGAAACACCTAGTGAGAGATCAGTATTACCAATAGGTCTTTTTAGATTATTAAAACCTTATGTAGATCAGGTTAACAATATTCACTTATTAGAAGCGTGTATGTACTCACACAAGTTGACCATTGCAGGTCAAGTTGATTGTGTTGCAGAATACAATGGTAAGTTATCTGTAATAGATTTTAAAACAGCAAACAAAGAACGACAAGAATCTTGGATAGAGAACTACTTTTTACAGACTACTGCCTATGCTATTATGTATGAGGAGATATTCGGTAAACCCATAGAACAAATAGTCATATTACTTGCAGGTGAAGACGGTTCTGTCGCTTGCTACAAAAAGAATCCTAATGATTACAAAGAGTCGCTCGGTAAAGCGATACAAGAGTTTTATAAATATTACGAAGAACTAAACAAAGATAAAGTCAAAAGTATTACATAGAATGAAAAGGTGATTTAAATTCTACTTGCGACCTAAAACGCTAAAGGATAAAATGAAGAAATTAGTATTAATATTAAGTATATTATTTGCTACAGTTGTATATGCTGGCCACGAAGAAGGTTTAAGAGATGGAGAAGTTTATATACAACAGTTACCTGCTTTATGTGGGTCGCCAGAAAATATACAAAAATATTTAGACCATAAGAAATTAAAACCATTACATATCTCTCTAGGTAGAGAAGCAATGGACCCAACAGGATTACCAGTTTATATGATGACTTATATGGTGAACGATAACAAAACAGAAAGTGCTACTGTATTAACTATACCAAATAATACAGAAAGTTGTATCCTGTACCATACATTTGATCTTGTAATGGAACTTAAAGAAAAACAAAAGAATTAGACGGCGAAGGTAATATAATAACTAGTGAGGACGGTGGTGCAATTCCACCCACCTCCACCAATTTAAAACACATTGAGGTGTGCTTTGAGGGGGTGAATCAGATTCGACTACTACTAAACCTTACTGGAGTTTAATCGCTGACACCGTAATGTCAACTTATAAACGCTAACGAAAGTTACGCTTTAGCAGCTTAGTCTGCTTAGGGTTTGCCTGTACCTAGTAACAGAAACAGGCATACAAAAGGATATAATGAACCAGGCGACACCGACAGAAATTCCAAACACATATTACAGAATACCTATCGTAAAGGATAGGTGGGCCCCTATTGTGGTTACGCTAGCGGGTAACCACACTAGACAAATTAACAATTATATGTTATAATGAAAGTATAAATGAATAGTAAAGAATTTAGTTTAAAGATAGAATCAGTAGTTAAAATGAAAAGAGTATCTTATATGGATGCCATCATAGACTATTGTAATCTAAACGACATTGATGTAGGAACTGTTAAAGCAATGGTTAATAAATCATTAAAAGAAAAAATCAAACACGAGGCAGTTAATTTAAAAATGCTTAAAGAGAAAAAAGGTGGTACTCTACCTGTATGAATGGAATGGAGATGTTATACCACATCTTATTTGTAGAGAAATCTACTGCTCTATGGGGTCTAATAGGACTAGGAGTTATAATTGCAGTTTTAAGTGTACTATATGATATTGGCTGTGAACAAAACAATGAATGAAGAAAAGGAAAATATAATGGATAAAATACCAGAACATAAATTTAAATGTAGATTTCAACACCAGACATTTATGATATGGAAAGATGTATCAACAGATGATATGTTTAAAGACAAGAAGGTGGTAATATTTGGATTACCAGGTGCATTTACACCAACTTGTTCATCAAAACACTTACCCGAATACGAGGAGAAGTATGAACTATTTAAAGAACAAGGTATAGACGATATATATTGTATATCAGTTAATGACGCCTTTGTAATGAATGCTTGGGGTAGTAGTTTAGTGCCTAAAGTAGAGAAAGTCTTTTTATGTCCTGATGGTGATGGAAAATTTACAGATAAAATGAAAATGTTAATTGATAAACCTAAAGTAGGATTTGGTTTAAGAAGTTGGAGATATTCTGCTCTAGTTAATAATGGTGTAATAGAAAAAATGTTTATTGAATCAGGTAAAAATAATGAGAGTGCTGATGAAGATCCTTACGAAGTATCAGGTGCAACAATTATGTTAGATTATTTAAAGGACAACAAATAATAAATGTATGGAGGGTTTGATGTTTTTAGAGTCTATATGGCAGTTAAATTACATTTTACTACCAACTATAATTATTTTGACTATGATGGTAAGGTAAACATTAAACTAGACACATTTACAAAACGAAATGATAGATATTTTTTTCATAAACTCAGCACAAAATACAATAAGGATGAAATACTTGATTTCTTTGTTGCAAACTTTACTGAAAAAGATAAAAACTGGATTGGAAACTTACTAGAAAATGATGGACGAGATATTTACCTCAAATATAAAAAGGTTAAAGATAATTTTAAGTACCATTTTAGAAACGATTTTGTTAATATTCTTTCTGATTTCAACAGTAAGCGTATTAGTTTTGATGATGGTTTCGTTTGCAATAATGGACAACACCCTAGACTTTTACGCTTACTTATTCAAAGGAGAGCGTCATTCCAATCCTTCGTTGTGCTTGACCAAATCTTATCGTTTATCAAAAATTGGAATAAACAAATTGAAGAAAAGGTTGTGTGGCCTAAAATCGCACATAAGGTTTCCAAGTTGAAACCTTTTATAAAATATAATATAACTGAATGTAAGTTAATAATGAAAGAGGTAATAAGAAACAATGACTAAACCAAAAATAGAATTTATATCTCTAGTATCAGGTGTAGATAAGACAATGCCTATAATAGAGGCGAGTAAACATAAACCATCTTGGATTAAGAGAGCGGCTGAAGATTTTAAATCTAAAGGTTCTATCACTCAACAAGTTAGAGGTGGAGAACAAATGTATGCTGATCCTAATTCACAAAAATTCAATCCTGGAGAAACAAGACACACATCAAAATGTCCTGCTCTACAGCAGTTTCATAACACAGGTTATATTATGAGATTACATACTGATATAAAAATAGATGTAAGTCCTGATGGCACAATGTATCAATCATCAATACCTGGTGGTAACCCAGAAACTAAAGAACTTATTACATCACATATGGAACAATCAATGTATCCTTTCTTTGAAAATTGGCCTAAAGGTACAATGAAACAAGTATTGAAATTTAATTTACCTTGGGTAGCAAGAATACCTAAAGGATATAAACTGTTGCAAATGCACCCTATGTACCTAGACGACAATAGGTTCACAACTTGTTCAGGTATATTAGAACCACAGTTAGGACACGCTGCTATAGGAACTATACCTTTCTTTTGCCACTTCACAGGAGTTGAAACAATTAAGGCAGGAACACCTATTGCTCAATTTGTATTGATACCAGATGAAGATAACGAAATGAAAGTAATTGACTTTGAAGATGATAAAAATTATATCAAAGAAAGATCAATGAACTATTTACAATTACAACAATCATTTAATAAAAACTACAACAAGATTAGAGAGTTTTGGAAGAGTTACGGTTGGTAATATGGTATGGAGTAATAATGAAAAAGGACTTGTTGAAGAACTAAACAAACTTGCTATATTTGCAGACAATCCATTAGTTGTAGAAGGCACATCATACTCTGCCTTTGACGCAATTAGCGATAAGTTTGTTTGTGAATTTAAGAAAAGAAACTTTGAAAGCGACCACAAGTATGCTTTAGAAGGTCTTATTATTGAGAGAAAGAAATACGATAGTCTGATTGAGAAAAGTGAATTTTTTAAGAAAGAGGCATTGTATATCAATAAGTTTACAGACAACAAGATAGTAATATGGAACTTAACTGATATGACAAAGTTTAGTTTTGATTTCAAATGGCATATGAAGAAGATGAACAAGAGAACTTTCCAATCTAAATTTGACAAGACAGAAAAAGAAGTAGCACTACTAAAACCTAAAGACGGCAAAGTATATGAGTAGAGTATTCTGTATCGGTAATGGTGAGAGTAGAAAGCATTTAGATTTAGAAACATTAAGACCACACGGCAAGATATATGGTTGTAATGCTTTGTATAGAGATTTTAAACCAGATGTAATTACTGCTGTTGATATGGGCATAATGCACGAGATATACAATTCAGGTTATGCACAAGACAATAAGTGTGTGTTTAGAGATTGGAACACAATGCCTGGTGATATGTACGATCAATTATTATATGCAGGTCAAAACTATTCAGACCAAGATTACGATTTAATTAAGAAAGAAAATGTAATCAACAGTAATGAACGAGGTGATTGTAAAGAGTTTGTATTACACGGTTCTAATTTAGCAGGTGTAATAGAGATAATGAAAAAGAATAAGACTAGAGAAGAAAAGAAAGTTAATCACTCATTAATAAATGTAAGTTGGGTTACCAGCGATGATAAGGTCAGAGCAGTACAAGATTATATGATTAACAATGAGGGTAAGACAAGAGATAGAGGTTGGGCAGCAGGTCCTACTTCAGGTTACTTTGCAGTATTAGATAATAAACCTGCTGAAGTATTTTTACTAGGACACGATTTAGAGAGTCATAATAACAAACTAAACAATATGTACAAAGACACAAAACATTATGGTCTAAAAGAGGCACACAAGACACCTAGTGTCAATTGGATAAATCAATGGCTAGAACTAATAAAAGAACATCAAAACATCACTTTCTACAAGGTAAATCCAAACGGAGGCGATGGTTCAGACCCTATTAGTACAATACCAGAGGCGTGGGCAAGTATGAAGAATATTAAATATATTGACTATACCACGCTTGACAATATGCTAAAGATATGATATAGTATTACTATTACAATGTTAGATGGATTTATATACAGATTACTAAACAAGATTGTTTTTACTTGTGAGAAGTTACGAGAAAAGATGATTGAAAGATCAATGCCAAACCCTTGCAAATCAGCAAAAGAATGGCGTAAAGATTATGAAAAGTGGAAGAAAAACCAGTCTAAATAGTAATGATTCCGATTAAATAGGAAACACAAATATAATAATATAATAATATAAGGAGAATACGAATATGGATTTTGAACAATTAAAATCTTCATCAAGTGGTTTTGACGCTTTAACCAAGGCACTTGAAACTAACCTCAATCCCGAGGACAATTCAAACAAGAACAAATACCAAGACGATAGATTTTGGAAACCAGAGTTAGACAAAACTGGTAACGGTTATGCTGTTATTAGATTCTTACCTGCTGTTGAAGGCGAAGACTTGCCTTGGCAAAGAGTATGGTCTCACGCTTTCCAAGGAACTGGTGGTTGGTATATTGAGAACTCATTAACAACATTAAATCAAAAAGATCCTGTGTCGGAAGAAAACACAAGACTTTGGAATACAGGTGTTGATAGTG